CTAAAGCCCTAAACTGAGTCATCGAAACAGATGCCGACTCATCAGAAGCAAGATCGTACATTCGCTCCAGAGCAATCACATTCGTAATATCCTCAAGACGCTCAGAAAAAGCCTTACCCTTAAGCTTTAGAATATCAACCATATCGCCCTCAGAAAGGTGATTTGGATTGCTAGCAATCTCCTCATAATCATCAGCACTATCAACAAGTCTCACCGGAGAAAGCCTCCCATTAGTAAACATATCAACCTCACCAGAAAAAGCACGCTCCTGATTCAGCTGACGCTCCTTAACCGTCAAAGTTAACTTCTGACCTGCACGAATTGGAACCGACTTCAGCTTCCCAGTGTGATCAAAAGTTAAAACAAAAACATCACCCTTGCCGTGATTAGCCCAAGTTTCCTGATTATCAGTATCCATAACAAACCTCCTAAACATCAAGCATACAGCCCGACGACCAACTATAAAAACAGGAAAAGGGGGAGGCAAAGCCTCCCCCCAATCCTACCCCTCCAAAGCTTAAAATCAAGCAGAAAGGCTGGTGTCAACAATACGACGGACACGATCCGGACGGTGAACAACGCCACCAAAGTCCTTCTTGCCGATGTAGTGCCAGTACCAGTTATCGTCCTCCATGTACTCCTTGGACTTCATACCGCCCCAGAAAGCGAACTTCGAAGCGTCATTAGCAATGACGAACAGCTCGTTGCCAGGAACAAAAGGCTCCTCATTCTCATCAAGGTAGTTAACCAGAGAAATGATAGAAGCACCACGGTAAGTGCCAAGCAGGCCACGCTGAACCATCTCCTCGTTAGAGGCTGGAAGGAAGCCAGAACCATTGTAGCTCGCACCAAGAAGCTCATCCATGATCTGCTCGGTCATCGTGGGACGACCAACGATGGTCACCTCACGAGTGCGAGAAGCGTCACGAACGGCAGTCAGAGCACTATTCAGAGCAGCAAGGCTCAGGCCAGTGCCCGAAACATAGTACGGGCTAGAAGAAGGAATCGCAGCCTGGAAAAGACCAAACACACGCTGGTTAATCGCAGCGTCAAGACGCTGAATCGCAAGATCAACCAGAGTAGCTGAAGTCTCCGCAAAGTTAGTCTCCATCTTCTCCTCAAACTCAGTCACATGGAAACCAACCGTATCACGGGTAATCTCCATTACGTCTGCGTTCAGAGTTGAAGCCTCAATATGACCACCCCGAGCAACCCAGAAAGCCTTAAGACCACGAACTTCCTTCACGAATGAACGACCGTCAAAAGGCAGGTTCTCGACCTCAGCCATGATTGACAGAAGATTCTCGTGCTGGAAACCCTCATAGATGGTCTCAGTCATTTCCTGAGCGCGCTCACGACGCCACTGAGGATCATCGAACTTCTCGCGAGCCTCGGCATTCAGAAGAGCAACCTTCTGACGGAGGGCATCAAGCTCTGGATTTGATTCCTTGCCATAAAGTTTAATGCTAGACATTGTTAACCCCCCTTTCAGAAGTTCACACGGGCCTCAACCTCGCCGGTTGAAGCATTGACAGCGGTTACAACCAGCCAAGCGTTAGCAGCAGTAGCGGTCTCAGCCCAGTAGCCAGCACTATCATTGCCAGTTCCAGGGGTAAGAAAATCACCAACAGCTACAGTTGGGGTGGCGCCAAGGCCAGCCACCATCACTCGGGCGGTAGGATAGTTTGAACGGGTGAGGAAGCTAGTTGCAGTTGTATTCTTGAAAGCAACCTTAACGCTATCACCATTGACGACCTGTACGGCCTCGCCAGCCGGGACCGTATCAAAGTCTGAATATGTGTACAGGAACGGATCTAGCCCAATGTGCTGAATGTGCTCATAGACCAGAACACCACCCTTGCCTGGAGCAGGCTTAGCCTGAGCACCAGTAGCAAGCTGAACGCCGAGACGACCCGTTGCGGAGTCCTCCTCGCCGCTCAGAACAACAGGAACACCAATCGGGAGATCAGTGGACCCATCTAGGTAATAACGGCCTGCACGATTTCCACCCTCAGGTGTAGATCTGAATGAAAAGTTACGACCATATGACATTGTTATTCCCTCCTTTTCAAATCACAGGTAACGAACGTCAACACCGTGGTTGCGAGCAGCAAAAACGCTAGCTGCAACAGAACCACCGTGGTCTTCATTGCGGACACTTGACATAGCAGTCTCAGCTGGAACCTCTGCAGCCTCCTCAACCTGAGCGGTTGAAGAAGAAACATTCTTCCAGTCCTCAATAACTGCCTCAAAAGCCTCATCCTCCATCGCTACCCAGCGATCTAGATTGGCATCAATGTAATCATCGCTAAACGGCGCAGCAGCCTTCACTGCATCACGACGCTCTGAACGACGAAGCTCAGCCGCAGCAGCACTCTCAGCCGCAGCAACAGTCGCCTCAAGATAATCGACCAGCTCATCGTACTTACGCTCAGCCTCAACAACCCGAATCTCGGCTTTGTCAAGATCTGCCTGCAGTTCGGCAATCTGACCCTCCACCTCGCTGCGGGCCTGAGATGTACGAAGGTCATCAATCTCAGCCTGTAGCTCAGCAACCTTGGCGTCAGCCGCGGCCTGAAGAGGGGTAACGGCCTCTGTTACAGCAGCAGTAAACTCATCTTCGGTATAAGTCTTCATGTCACCCCCTCCAACGGAGTAATCGTTTGAATTCTCTTTATCGTCATCATGATTATGATCATCGCCGTCCTCATTACAGAATGGGCAACTATCTTCATCATGGTCAGCGGTTTCAGGTTTCTGCTCCAAGAGTAAGTCATGGAATTCTCTCAGAATCATAATATTCCTTTCAACGCCTCATCAAGTAACGTCTAAATAAGAATTTAATTAAAGCTTATACTGAATTTTTTGTACAGCTCTCTTAGCTAAATGTGAAGCAGAAGGTGAGGAACTATCCTGATCCACCTCATCAAGATGAGCGTAACTAATGATCTCAAGCATTAAAGCCTCCCACTCAGAAGGGCCTAAATGCGGCGAACCAGCAGCAACCTGCGTATAAACACTTTCCATTTCTTCATCAGAAACAGACGCAACCTCGTCTATAGAAGCATTCTTCCAGCCAGGACGATCGGGGGGAAGAATTAAACCACCAGCAAGGAAAACGGGATTATTTAACTGGCGATACGACTCACGATTCTTGATGTGATCACAATAAGCCTCAGACATTGGACCACCATAACTAAAAGTTTCCCCACAGCCCATCGGGCCAGCACAAGTAACTGAATCGGCAACGCACTCCATGCTCTGATGTAAAGATCCAGAATCATAAGCCTGCTGAACAAGCTTAAACTCATCCGGAAAATAGTACTTCCAAAAAACGGAAGCAGTTTCAATATAAGCATTAACCTCAGATTCAATTGGATACATCAATTCTGAAGCCGCATAAGTTCCAACAATATAACGCTGACGATGACCCATATTCATAGGCGCATGTTGAATAGTTGGTCTTGAAAGTTTTAAATCTTCTAACGACCAGTACTGCCCATTAGAGTTAGCGTTATCAGCCTCAACATACTTACCAACAATCCATTTGAAAGCCGGATTCTTGTTGATGACAGAACTGGCCCAACTAGATGCAACATCCCGATCCTCATTAATTACCTCAACGGGGCAAGAAAAGAAAAAAGAAGAAGAATTTTCAACTACGATAGTCATTTTATCCACCCATCAACAGTTAAACTATATACGGTAAAATGGAGAATTTATGAAGATGGTGGATTTGGAATAAATGAGTCTGGGTTTGTTCCGCCAAAAGACCCACTTCCGTTTGGCGTAACTGGCCCTCTTGGCTCATTTTTACCGGGAGGATTAGCTGGGTTAACTGGATTTGGGGAAGAGAAAGGTACATTAACAGGGCTAAAGATCTCATCATACATCTCAGCCTCTCTAGCTCGTTTAACAGCTTCCTCGTCTTCAATGATGTCAAGCTCTGCAAGAATCGTCTCCCTGGAAATATCTCCACGATCACGGAGCTGCTGCAAGAAGTTGGCAATATTTGGATCGAAATCAAGAGCGATCCTTCTCGGATAAAACTGCATCTTTGGCTCAGAAGTCAACTGATCGTTCTTCATCCACATTGGCCTAAACAGCTTAATCATGAACGAATCACGAATAGCATCTCTTCTGGCCTCCATTGAGGCAGCAATTACCTTCAAAAGCTTCATTGAATCATCAGTAGCAGTACCAGCAGCATAATTACCAGTAGAAAGAATTTGATACATTCTAGCAGTAATTCTAGAATCAATACCATTATATCGCTCCGGAGCAAGAGTCTTATCCATCTTGGGAGTGATAATCTCAATATTAAGTCTATGATCCCCAACAATAATCGGAACCCTAGAAGTCATCTGAACCTGTGAACTGAGCTGCTCGAGTTCTTGGGGGCGAGCTGGATGATCCTTATCGCCCTTCTTAATGAGAATAATGGCATTGGTTGTTCCCAAAATAGATGAACGATCCATTTCGCGAAGGAGATTCTTCATGTCTAGCAACTCGAAAATCGACTCCATGCGAACAGAAGCAAAACGCTGATACTGGGGACGAGTCGCCGTGATACGCCAAACACTCTCGGGGCGAAGCAGATACATTCTATTCTCAATACTAGATTGACCAGTTAACTCTGTCAGATAACGAAGCTCATCCCTGCCAGCATCATAATCTGGGCCATCATTCCAAGGCTGATACTTGCGTTCGATCAACTGATCGACCACAAGATCGGTAGTATTGTAGCCAGCTAAAGTATCAAACTCCTGCGCCTCTTGACGGTCAGCAAGATAGACAAGTCTTTCCTGATTAAACATGAAGTTGCCAACAGGAATAACCTTCATAGGGTCAAGATAAGAAATGCCAATAGGCACCATCAGATCCCTAAACTCCCTCTTTCTTCCCTTGCCCTTAACCTTAAAATTTTTCCTCTTATAAAGAACAGCCGGATAAGCCTGCGAAATAGTGAAAACCTCTCTCCAGCACTCCCTGAAACGCTCAGGAAGATCTAACTCATCAACAATCTGACCCCAAACATTCTGCTCGTCCTCGTTCTCGCATTCAATAGCAATGCGACGAAAAGCCAGCTGTTCAGTCGTCTCAACTACGTTACTGACAGTATCATCATTCTCAATAGCCTGAAGGGCCATCTGAAACTTCTCAAAAATGTTGGCAGGATTAACGTAGCGGTCACGGTCAAAAATGGTTCTACGACGAGAAGCCATCTGGTTACCCATCGCCCAACGACGAAGAGCAGCAACCTCAGGAATGCCCTCAATCTGACTCTTAATATCAGAAGTTGGAACATCAGTCTCATTGATAAATGAGACCCCAAACTCTGGATCATATTCAAGCTCTGAACCCTCAGCCATCTTTAACCTTTCGACATTTCCCACTCAGAAGTGGTGATAGAAGCTATTCTTGACCAAACTTTAAACTGGAACTCGTTCTCCTTGAGAAAAGGAACAATTTCCTCATATTTAAACTCACTCAACTGCCTATTCTTGGAAGATCCAATAAGATTATTCATATATGTTGCTCTAGCTGAAAATGCAGAAAGTTTCTTCAGGATTACATGAGGATCATTAACATTAGCGAAGTCCGCCATTTCCCTCAAAAATCCTAAGAGTTCCTCTCTCCAACTCTTAACAACTTCTTCAGACGAGCTTTTTTCCAACTTTTGCTCCAAGTGTTATCGACATTTAGACCAGATAAATCAATCATGCACTCTACAGCATCATTCAAGGAGGATGAACTCATAACAAGCGAGCGATAAGGATTCACCAAATAAACAACCCATCGACCACCATCAGGCCAACTATAAAATGTCCAATGCTTGAAGCATGGGTCGCAAACAACAAAGCCAATACCGTGACTTGACTTCCTTAAGACGCCAGGAACTTTACCGCAATCAAAACAAAGTATTTTAGAGAAAGAGCATTGGGGGTGGCTCCCACGCCTGCTTATGTCCCTCAATAAAGTCATTGATAGTTTGCTGCTGGAAAGCGAGAGCTGCCATGCGGCACGCATCCAATGTGTGGAAGCTCCCATTGCTGAAGATACGCTTTCTCCCGTAGGAGTCCATAGCAGCCTTAGAATAAGACCAAGTTTGGCCTTGAAACTCAGAGATGATCGACTTATCGTAAGGCAGTATAATGGTTTGCTCATCTAC